ATTTGGAATACGCATCAGCGTAGTTATATCCACCAGCCATAGCTAAATCTCTTTTGTGAAAATGTGATAACTGTTAGTCCAGCCTTTCAAAATCTTCCCCCAGCCTTTTCGCCCCCAGGCTTCCAGATGCGAACACCCCAAACTTTTAGCGTAGTTCTCAAGCTCGGGGTAAAACGGAAACCATTTGTTCATATCGCCACCACCGATAGACACGACCCGCAAAACTCTTTTGCGTGGATAAGGGATATGCTGCGTGACCATCGCAGCGAGAACTTCCCGTTCTTCCACCGCAATCCAGAGCTGCATTTCTGAATTAGATAGAAACGGCAGGAAATCCTGCGCTTCCATTTCCCCTTCAGAATGGGGGGTAGCCTTATCTAAGTGCGGTTCTACTAGAGGCCAAATCGACTGAACATCGTCAGGTCGAACTTGTACTACCCTAGTTTTACCCAACTGCCTGCGGCGTTGTAAAAGTAAATACCCTCACCACTACCGGCATTCCAGTTCGTACCATCAGAATACCGAATATCGCCTATCCTGGGCTTGCTTGGCGCAGTGTTGGTTTGCTCAAGTCGGAGCAATGATTGATTCAAAAGGATGTTCCCCAGGCGATTCAGCTCAGTTACAACGTAAACACCTAAATCCTCAACTCTCTCCGGTAAAGGTCCAGGTTCATAACGAACAACTGACTTGACCTTCTTGACAGACGCCATTGTCATGTGTGCGCCCTCGATCCCCTGCGCCCAGCGTCTTCCAGTTCAAATTCAAGACCGCTCAGTTCCCAGGACGTATTGCCTGTACTCTCTATTTTTATACCGTACAGCTTGCCGCTGGCCCGGCAGCTCACCCTGGATTGGCTATCCGGGTTGAATGTGAACGGACCCTTCCAGGTCACGGCTTCCTCGGTACTCATCTGTGTACCCACATAAAAATCAACCGTATCCTCGTTCAATATGTGCATCTTCGGCCACACGGCCTTTATTCTTTTAACCGTGGTCTGATCCGGTGTACCTTGTGACGTAAGCGACAACCCTGTGCGCTCGATGTAACTCGTCATATTAGTACCGTCCTCGGTATTGCCGGAACGGTCACGGTAGAGCTTGGTATTTGTTGGAGAGGCAAACACCAACACATCTTCGTACTTGTCATACGACTGCGCCCACGGCCCTTCTGCTGTGGCCCAGGTGGCTGTGGCGGCTGTCCAGGTCGAGAATGAGTTGGGGTTGTCGATCACCCCCGTACCGATATGCGCTAGATCCGGCAAGTCTCGGATGGTGAAGGTGTTGTTGGCATGGTTCCAGATGACCGCTTTATCTACCTGGTTGGATGTTGAATCTGCCGAGACAAAACAGGCCCAGATTTCATTTCTTCCCGCGTCGGACACAACAAACGATTTCTGTGTCTGTTCGCCGTCTATAAACCCGAATACATAATCCCGCATTTTGGTGGGCAGCAGCGGTGTGATTCTGTCACCTGAGTTCAGATAGAAGTCTGAACGACCGAAAATGAAATGACCCCCTTCAAATTCCGCAATGCAGTTTTTCGCCATTGCACCGACAGATGGAGACAACATGCGGAATGAAAATATGAACGGTGTTCCCACAAACGTCATGGAAAAGGTTTCCTGCTCCGTGTAGATCATAAAGGTATCGCGCAGTGGCATTCCTTCCACTATCGGCGCGGTAGACATAGAAAGTTCTATCTCGCCAGCATCAACGGTGGCATTTGTATCGTCCCAACTGGATGGGACTGCCTGCGTAGCCGCTTCCGTAGACCACTTCACCAGGCGCGGATAGTTCACACTCGACTCTGTGATGTTTAATCCAATTAGAAATGATCGGAATGCTCTTAGTGATTTACATTCTGTAGAGGCAGGCCAGTTGGACAAGTCGTCCATCTTGGTCGAGGTAGACGGCACACCGGATGACAAGGCCCAGAACTGCGGGTCGTCAAACCCGTTGGTCATCACCAGCACACCACCGATCAGGGTAGAGGTCCAGCCCTCTTTTGCGGTGGCTGAGTAATCGACATCACTGCCGCCGGACTGTCTTGTAATGTTTGTCCAGCTTGTCCCATCATGGACATAAATCTTAGCCAGCCCACCGACGATAAAATACTTGTTCGTGCCGGACTGTAAAAAGGTAACGTGATAAGGAGCGACAGGACAACTGGACATGACCTCGGCATAACCAAGTATCTTTTCTATAGACCCCTGCCATACCCTTACGTTATTCCCGTCCGACCATGCGTTCTGGGGTAACTGCCACGGCGAGAAGTCTTTAACAATGCCGAGTTCACCGACATTTTCCATTGCGATCAGAGCCATTTATTATCCATGTGTCGTTTATCATTCCCCCGCACTATTTAAGCTACGGGGTCCAAGCCGCCGTCGCGGAAATTTATACATCAAGGCTTCGGGTGCTTCGCCTTATCCCATACTTGTGTGTCTTCGTTCCAAATATAATCGCCTTCTGGTTTAGGGGTTGGCGCTTCCCAACAACAGGTTGTCTCATCTAATACCCAAGAGGGGTAATTTTTCGGTGGTATGAATGCGTCTCTTTCTACGTCGTAGGTGAATCCTATCCCAGCATAGTTTTTTCTAAACGGGGCGCCCCCCAATTTATGTGTTCCGAGAGTTGTATTGTAGGAAGTCCGTACCCAAGTGCCCCCAAACGCACCACTTAAATATTTAGCCCCAACGGATTCTGTCTCTATCCCATCTTTTTCTTTAGTGTCCTCGTCATCGACAACCACTACTCTAACAACCTTTAAGAACGAGTTTAATTCTGCAAAGTGTGCCATATTATTTTCCTAGTTCTGAAATTTGTAGCGGATAACAACGATACCAGAACCGCCAGCAGCGCCATCTTCAGAACTGGAATTGGTGTGGTTTCCTCCCCCACCTCCAGACCCTGTATTTACTGTACCGGCAGATGCAGCGCCTTGACCACTACCACCACCACCATTACCACCACCACCCGCACCACCATCGCCCCTCATATCTGAAGTGGAATAAGCGCCTCCGCCTCCTCCACCACCGCGAGTTACGGTACTACCACTAATTACAGACGGTAATCCATCACCACCATCACCACCAGAACCACTGGCTGAGTTTGAACCAGTAGCGTCTGCACCATTCTCTTTAGCGCCTCCGCCACCTCCACCATGTCCTTCAGAGGCTGCTCCACCATCTCCTCCTTGACCAACAGTTCCGTTACCGCCACCAGCGCCAGCAGTATCCCATCCCGAACCAGTGCCGCCACCACCACAACCACCATCAGCGCCAGAAGTTGGCGCACCACTGCCAGCCTGACCAGAACCTCCGCCAGTAGAAGTAATTGTGCTGAAAACGGAGTCGCTTCCCGCATTACCGTAAGTAAGGGTAGTTGTCTGTGCAGCACCACCAGCGCCAATCGTCACATTATAGTTTTGTACGGAAACACCCAACTTTGACTCAAGCGATGAACTGCGACCAGAAAGAGTGTCACCAACACAGGAATTCCTGAAACCACCAGCCCCACCACCACCGGCATAGTAGTATCCACCACCACCAGCGCCACCCGCGATAACCAGATACTCAACAGAATTAGAACCCGCCGCATTGCCAACTGAAGAAACAGCAAATCCATTTGATCCTGTTTTGGTAGCGGTAAAAATATGGTATTTATAATCACCGTCTGTTACACCCGCCGCAGTATCTGGGCCTGTTGCCGACATATATGCTGGTGCTTGAGCGGCGGGATTAGATTCATTAGCCCCTGAAGCAACCACCCAACCCTGCGTTGCATCTACATAAACTATTCTTACACCCTGCCTCTCATATGCCAATGATAAATCAGTGGTTGCACCCTTCAGATTTAGAGACTGAGGATCAAGGGTTAGTATATTTGTATCCCAAGTGCCAGCATAATCAACCAATTCAATAGTGTCACCAACACTAGCGGAGGCTGGAAGTGTTACCGTAAATGCTCCAGAAGTTGTATTACATGGATAACCATTTCCGGCAACAGCGGTAAATCCTGTGGTTTGTACCGATTGCCATGAGGTTCCAGTTTCTATTGTTGACCAAGCATTATCACCCCTTAAATAAGTTGTTGCAGAGGCTGTGCCAGTTGCAGATAGCATTGGAATATCTACCGCATCCGTTGCAATGGTAACCGCTCCAGCATTAGTCATGGTTACATCGCCTGACAATGAAGCAGTCGTAAATCCTGTACCGTCGCCGATGATAATTTGAGTATCTGCTACAGCTTTGTCCGAAGGAACACCTGATGAACTAGCGTCCCGCACCTTTATGGTATTGGACGCCATGTCAGACAACTTGGCATTAGTTACTGTGCCATCTGCTACGCTGGCTGCTTTCCAGTCAAACCCATTGGTTGCCGTGGAATCTGCTGTTAAAACATAATCATTCGTGCCAATGCCAAATCGGGTTTCTGAATCGACTGTGTTGTAAGCTAGCAAGTCGCCTTTGGTTGTCAGCTTGTCAGTACCGACGATAGATACCATCTGCCATTCTGAAGAGGTAGATGAATACTTCATGTACTGATCGTTTGTCGGGCTTGTGGAACTGACGGCAGTACCCTGGATGGAATCTACCGTCACCACACCGGCGTTGGTCATGGATGCATCGCCGGATAATGCGGCGGCGGTAAAGCCGGTGCCGTCGCCAATAAGGATCTGGGTATCCGTAACCGCCACATCCGAAGGTGCGCCGGATGAATTGGCGTCCCTGACTTTTACCGTATTTGCCGCCATGTCGGCCAGGCCGGAATTGGGAATGGCAGAGAAGGTGTTGGACGAGCCACTCATTGTCTTGTTGGTGAGTGTGTCCGTGGTGGCTTTGCCTACCAGGGTGTCCGTGGCGTTGGGCAGGGTAATCGTCCTGTCGGCGGTGGGATCGGTAACAGTTACGGTGGTCTCGTAAGCATCAGCCGTGGCACCTTCAAACACCACATCCACACCGGTATCCAGTGTCAGCGACGTGGTGGCCTTTACCGTAGTGCCTTCCAGTGCGGCGAATGTGCCAGCGGCAGTAGCAGAGCCGCCGATAACTGCCCCATCTATAGTGCCTGCGTTTACATCCACAGAGTTATCAGTTGCAACCGATACGGCAAGAGTTATCCAGTTATCGTTGGCCTCGTTTCTTAATTTGAGTAGATTATTTGTCGTGTCGAACCAAAGCAGTCCTGCCGAGATACTGGTTGCCGGTGCGGATGCAGAGGTGTGGATTGCGTTGACAGCCGCGTCTACAGAGGGAAAGGATTGCTTGATAATTTTCTTCAGCAATCTCAGGTGGTCATCTCCGGCTGAGACATTATCACTCGCTGCGGGGTTGGTGATGACAAGATCGTTGACGTAATTTCCGGTTTCCAGTGCCATTACGGATTACCTGATGTGTTTATGATTCTCAAAACAGAGCCTGAGTGACGATCCAGTGCATCTGCTTTTTGGATTTTGCTGATTGCCTCGTCATACCCACCTTTCCACACCAGTATGTCCGGGTGGTTTTGTAAAAATGGTGCAGATTCGAGCAAAGCGCCGTAAAGGTAAACGTCAGGATTGTTTGTCAGCATCGTATTGGTTGGTGATGCGTCCGAAAGTGCGTCTACCTGTTTGTAATAAGTGATCTCAACGGTGTAAACAGCGTCGGGGGCGGGGCCGAGATGGTAGTTGTCACCAATGATGGTGTAGGTCAACGGCTTACCGGATGCGCTGCCTGCCCACAGCCTGTCCATCATTTCCGGCGTTAGGTATTCAAGCGGTGTAATAGGGTCCGTGTTGAGCGAGAAGTTACGGCCACTTAAATAAGATGTTGGCAGGGCATAGCTTCTGGTGCCTGCAACAGTTGAATCCGTGGTTGTGGTTTCCATTAGGCGAATCCGCAATTCACGATTGAATCTGGTTTCTACCAGAGTAATAAAATCAGGAATGCGTGATGTCAGATCATCCCTATCTAACCAGTCGGCTATTGACGATTGGAGAGTTGAATATGTATTTATAGCCATTAAATCTCTCTTAATGTAGAGCTAAATATCCGTATTGATAGGGATACGATGGATACATCACTCCCAAAGGAACACCCTCTCCATGAAACCCCAGGCGAATCCGATTAGGTACTACAGATATAGCAACTTGCTTCATCTGCTTAATTCAGTCACATATACTGTAGATGTTCCAGAAGCCGTGATCGCAGCGCATTTATTCGCTTCACTCACCCGGAAGAAATAAGGTGTGCCAGCAGCCACATAAACATGGGATGCAGTTGCTGTGGGTGCAGTACCAAATGTGATGAAGCAAGCGGCTGTCGCCGTTACCATTACATCATTAATTTGCGTTGCAAACGCATTACTAGTGGCCGCACTTGATGTAGAAGCAGATATGCTTTGCGTGACCCCCGGTCTGAAAACATTGCTGTTTACATTTTTCATAATTTTGCCTATAGGGTTGTTGGTGCTACTTTGAAATATTTAAAATCGGGATCGTTCACATACCGGGCGAGTAACTTCATATCTTTTTCAATAGCTCCGTTGGTTTCTTTCATCCACCTTTCCCAGATCGTGACTGGAATAGAAGCCGCGTGATGCCACTCACCACGTTTACCCATCGTGAGCTTGTCGCCGTACGCATTCATTCGGCGTTTGTTT